GCAAAAGAATTTTCAGAAGCCGTTTCCTCTGCCGTTTCCGATGCGATCCGCTCGCTGAAAGAGATCATCCCTGAACTCGAAGTCAAGAACTCTTTCACGCAGATGGATCATATGCTCTTCTGCGATATGGCAAAGCACCTCGCAGAAGACGACGCTGCTGTTGCGAGCGCAATAGCAGCGCTCGAAAAGCCGGAACGCCCTGTATGCTACCCGGCAGGACGCTGGAACGGGAAATTCTATGGAAGGCCCGGGAACTGGCGCATTTACCTGGATAATACGGAAACAAGTATTTCCGATGAAGATGTTTCAGCCATAAAAAACTACAAGTCCGCGCTGGCAGCGTACAAGGAAAAGGTGGAGGAGATCACGAATGCGAATTGATCCATCATATCCACCGCTTGCTCTGTTGCAGAGAGTAACAGAAGAATACCCTGATGCCTGGGAGAAAATGAAACTGTTCCATGAAATGAACGGCAAGAACGGGCTTCCGAGATGGAATCAATGGTGCTATGCACCAATGTCCGCGGCAATGGCGATTGTGATGGGCGATTCTCCAGGCACATACGAAAACATTTCTGCCGCCACAAAGGCAACGCAAGAGATCGCCGCCCTTGCACCATGGATTGAAAACAAGGATGTGTTTATTGTCGGCCGTTCTTTGCAGGAACGATTATTTGCACAAGAAGATGGGGAGTTTGAGATCGATAGCAAGGCGCTGTACCATATCCCGTACCGATCTTTTTATGTGCAATTCGCCGACGGATTTCGGTATATTGATTCTCCGTGCCACGGTGTGTTTGTGCATCTTGAGGATGATGTAAATAGCGGTGACCACGAGCTGCGGCTGCTGTATCTCAAAGAAACCGGCAAAACCATCGGAATCCCAATCCATCTTGGAGAAAAAACGGTTCGTTCGAGCTTATCTCATACGGTAAACGAAGCGCTGAAAAATCTATCGGATGATAATCCAGAGATCCGCAGAGCCATGATCACAACTTTGGAGCAGAGAAACGCCGAGCTTGCCGCGCACAGACAGGCTTTGCAGATCGTACTTTATTTATGCAAGAAAAGCATTGAGAACGCCCCGAATCCAGAGGCCGCGTTTCTCAACACAAAAATCAGAAGCGGAGAAATCCATATTCATTTTTTATGATTCAGAAAAGGAGGCTGCAAGAAATGCCAACTGATGCGCAAAAGCGCACTCGCAACAAGTGGGATGCAGAAAACATGTCCGTGATCTCCTGCAAGCTCAAGCGGGAGATCGCGAAAAATTTTAAGACCACCGCGAAGTCCCGCGGCACCACACCGAACGAGCTGATCCGCGGATGGATCGCGGAATATCTTGCTGATAAATAAGCAAAACCCCGGTGCCCAAGTTGGACACCGGGGTTTGCTATATCATATCGAGCCTTTTTGCTGTCTGCCGCGCCCTCGTATAAATCCCGGGCAGCCGCCTCGACAGGGTGCTCCGCTCCATGCACAGCTCGACGGCGACGTCGATCTGCGGGGACTTGCCCACGATGTAGCGGCGCACGATCTCGGCGTCCTGCTTGCTGTATCCGGCCTCGCGTATGACGCGCTCCCACTCGCTTTGCAGCAAACCGGACAGATCTTCGGGTATATTGACTCTCGCGCTCGCCAAAGGCGTCCCTCCTTCCGGCAGAGCGCGGCAGGCAGTTTATTTCATCGCTTTTGCGAGCTTTTTGAGAAGATCGTCGCCGTACTTGTAGGCGGCGAGGTAATCAATCGTGCCGTCGGTCAATCCGGCTTTCTGCCGGATGGTCTTCTTTGCCTCCTCAACGGCTTCATTGACCTTTACGGTGTCGTACTCGACCCACGGGAGCTTTCCGTGCTTCTGCCAATCGCGGGCGTGGTAGCCTGCTTTCGTGCCGATGTTCTGGACGGCGGTAATCTGTGCGCCGTTGTCCCAGATCGGGGTGCATTCAACCGCCAGACCGTCCCCGATGTACATGCCCCAGTGACCGGGCATCCAGAGACCTTCGCCGGGAATCAGCTTGTCCCAGCCGGTCGTTGACACGTCCTTGCACTTTGCAATCATGCCGTCGGCGGAGACGTCCGGCACGCTGTTCGAGGCGTATCTTGCACCGCCGTAGTAGGCATTCTTGTTGCCGTTCCAGCCCCAGAGAATGCCCTTTGTCAGGTTCACGCAGTCAAAGCCATAGACAACTTTTCCGATGAGGCTGCGCAGATATGTGACTCTGCCGCCGGTGTACCAGTCCGGGTACTGTGCGGATTTCTCGTCAATGATCGTTTCGCTCACGGGGGAGCCGAAGCAGCCCCACATGTAGACGGTCTTGTAGTTCTTCGCAACGTCAATGTGCCTGCGCACAAGTTCGGATGCTTTCATCATTTCTGTTCGCCCTCCTGCGGCGTGCCCGCGTTGTCAATCGCATCCTGTGCCTTCTGGCTCTGGGTGCCAAAGTAGAAGGTCACGACAGTCAGGAAGATCGTCAGGAAGTCCTTGCCTGTGATGTCTCCCCGCAGGGCGAGGACAGCAAAGACGATGGTCAGCGAGAGCGTGACCAGGCTTTTGACGCTGAGCAGGTTGCCCAGCCGCTTTTTGATATTATCCATATGTACCCCTTTCATTCTACCGGTTCGTTCTTTTTTGCGAATACTCTCTTGAAAGCCAGCAAGCCCAGTTCTGAGACTGCCGCGCCGCCGGCGTAGCCGAGTACGTCAGACAGGTCGACCGACGTACCCAGCTCCGGGTTGTGTCCAACTGCGATAAGGACAGCGATGGTTTTCAGCGCGCACGCCCAGATCAGCACCATCGTCAGGAGTCTGAGCAGATAGATGACGATGGTGCGCGCCATCTCGCCTTTGCTCCACTTGCCCTTTACTCGCATATCAGCCTCCCAGCCCCGCCAGAGCCAGCGCGTAGCCGACTAAGCCAGAAACAATCGCCGTTACCACGGCTTTGATCAAGCCCTCCCAGCGGCCCGCAGGAACCGCCTTGAGGCTTTTTACGTCAGCTTTGATCTCGTTCACGTTCGACTCGATCGTCTCCTGCTTCGTTGCCAGGACTTCTACGGAGGTAGCCAGCTGGTGAAGCGCCTTGTTGTCCGCCTCGAGCTCGTCGATGCGGTGCTGGTTGGATTTGCAGCGCGCGTCGATCGCTGCGACATGCGCCTGAATTCCGTCGTCCATGTGTTCTCCTTTCTCGCCCTCGGGCGTCTGTTATTCTTCCACATCCCACGCCTGCGGGTACTCCGCGAGACTATATGCTGTGTCCTGGTTCGCTTTGGTGAACTTACCGTCCTGCACCGCCCATTCCCCTGCCTTGTACACGTCGTGCGCTCCGGTCGGATGAACAAAATTTCTTGCTGTTTCTCTGGACGTGCCGTGGTATGGTCTGTTAAATGTGAACCACGCAGAGTTACCCGGCACAATATCCGGATATACTGAATTGTCATAGTTCTGGAAGCATTCCCATATATCTCCGTCTACAGAGAAAATGTCTCCGGCAACGTGTTTGCCTGGCATCCATTCATCATAGAGCGCCGAACACATAATGATTTCATCCGCCGTTGTGGGCTGCTTGCCCGCCATGAGCAGGCGCACGGCGTTTGCCGTGGAAACGGTTAAGTCGTATTCAACCTGTGCCGCCACGACCGGCTGCGGCTCCGGCAGCGGGATATTCGTCAGAAGCCAGCTGCCGTCTTTGATGTCCTGCCGGAGATAATCGATCGGTACGAACGTCCGCAGCTCGAAGCCGTTGTCCGCGAAGACCACGACGGGACCGGTCAGCTCTGTCACCCCCGAAAGAGAATCGCCCGTAAACCGGACCGAGCCGGAGGTGCTGTATACCCGGACGTTCGCGTAGGTTTGATTATTGTGTGTGATGTACATAAGTGCCTCCTTATGCTGCGAGCATGTCATCAGTGACTATCATGTCACTGGGGAGAATGATTGCGGGTCGCACACCGTATGAAGTATATGAGGAGAGTCGATTTCGGCTTCCGGAGGAGTCGACGTACCACACGCTGAGTGCGTTACCGCCGTACGGGGAGCGGAGCCACCAGCCATAGGGCGAGCCATTGAAGTTTGCGATGCGCTTGACGTTGCCTCCAGAGCTTGCGGTGAAGTAGTCCAGCTTCGCGCCATCTACCGGGAAGTAGATGCTGTCACTTGTCGTGAAGCCAACCTCATATCCAGATAGTAGAAAAGCTTTTACAGACAATCCATTTGCACCGCTCTGGTCAGTACCGTTAGTACCGCCGTTCTGGCGGTACGGGATCTTTACCTGCTTGATAGCACTTTGGATGTTGTGATCGAACAGGCTTAAAAAATCACTGTTCAGATAGCTGTGAATGGTGCTGCTTTCCAGTTTGTTCGTATTGGCGCTGTCCCATGAGCGTTGCTCATAGATATCCTCCATCAATAGCCATGTCCCATCGCAGCTTGCGTCGTAAATACTCGATGGCAGCCCCTGATGCACCACCAGCCAGTCCCACGGAGTGCCGTTCAGGTTCAGTTTGATACTGCGCCCAATTTCCAGATCAGACATTCTCGTTCTGTGCGGCGCAGGTCCACGCCTTAAAAACATTCCCATAATGCACAATCCCCCTAGAAGCAGAATGCGAAGGCTACGCCGCGGTCATAGTTTGCATCGGATTGGCTAGAGGTACCAGTGGAGTATACATTACAGAACATATAATCGTAGTCTGCACTCGGCGAGCGCTCTCGCCATACAGTCGCAGTACCGTTGAAAGTCTTAATACGGGAACCTGCTGCCTTATAATAGTCATACAATGTGCCTTCACCGTTCACAGAGCGGTCGACGATGCCAAAAATCTCTATTTCAGACAGCAAGAATAACTTGTCTGCGGTCGTGACAATGGTAGTGCTGTAGTTCCCCGCCGAAGTCAGCTTGTTCACCTCCTGAATGCTGTTTTGTACTTCCGTCGGCATCTTGGATAGAATGCCAGGTAGATGCTTGGTTCGCATGTCGCAGCTAGTCCAGCCGCCTTCATTGGTCGCGGCAAGGTTCATACGCTTCTTCTCGTGATAGCATTCATGCATCTGGAAGGTAAACGGGGCTTTGCCGGAGCCGTCGGCGTAGTCATCGTGGTTGATGCCGATAATGTCAATCAGATAGTCCGTGCCGCCGATCGTCATTGCCTTCTGATCTCCAACCTTCCACGTTGGGGGGACGATCCTTTTTTGGCAGGCAGTAATGATCTGCGCCCATGTGTTGTCCGCAAAATTTGCCTCATACGGATATTTAATCCCCGTAAACCATCTAGGACTGCGCCCACTCATCCGAAAACCACCACCTTCACGGGGACATTCACCGTCGGTGCTTTGCCGATGCACTGCGCAGTCAGGCTGTTCGCGCCCGTCTTATAGTTGTGGATAAGGGCAAAGCCCTCCAAAAGCGCCGCGTCCGCGTCCGGGTCAGTCCCTGAAAGCGCCACGTCCCACTGCGGGTCTATATCGTAAGCGGCTTTCAAGCCCGTGATCGTGATCGTCTGTGCCTGGTAGCCGTGCGAATCTGCAGCCCAGCCCGAGGCAAGCAGCGTGCCGGTGTACTGCTTTGGTCCGCTGCCTGCGCCTGCGACGGAATCATCGACATATTTTTTGGTTGCCGCGTCCATGTCTTCTGTCGGCGCGCCGGAGAGTTTCAGCTTGCCGGTCAGCGTGCCGCCGGTAAGCGGCAGATACTTCGCGATCAGTGGCTTGATTTTGTTTGTCCAGAGGTAACTCAGGCCGTCGTTATCCAGATAGGCCATAGCTGCACCTCCTTACGTGTCCGCAGTGATCGTGTCAATCTCGCCGTTCGTGATCGAGTTGATCTCAAAAGTTGTGCCCAGCGCGTCCCACGCGGTGCCGGTCCAGGCGTAATTCATGCCGGTGTCCTCGACATTCCACACATCGCCTGCCACATTGCCGGACGTAGGCAGCGCCGAGAACGTCGCCTTGCTGCCCTTGTACTTGTAAAGGCCGGAAATGTCCGTCTTTTTTGCATAGTCGCTCGCGTTGCTAAAACCGGAAAGCTTTGTGTAGTCTGCCGCGGACATAAGGCCGGGCGACGTGGCCGAAGCCGCCTCATAAGTCGTGTCGGTAAACACAGCGTCCTCCGGCACGTCCTTTGCCACCGTGTGACCGCCCACTTTTTCGGCGTTGTCCACAACACCGTTGCCGTTCTTGTCGTACACGCTTTTCAGCATGTCGCCGCCGCCCGCGCTCGCGACGGAATCGTCGACATATTTTTTGGTTGCCGCGTCCATGTCTTCTGTCGGCGCGCCGGAGAGTTTCAGCTTTCCGGTCAGCGTGCCGCCGGTGAGCGGCAGATACTTCGCAACAAGAGGCTTAATTTTGCTGTTCCAGAGGTACAGCAGACCATCGTTATCCAGGTATTTACTCATTTCAGCATCTCCTCTATTTCCGTATTTGTGATTTTCTCCGACGCCGGAGGGATTGTGTTCAGCTTGGATTGCAGGCCCGTAATGGCCTTAATCGGGTGCTGGTCGTCCGCGTCCCGGTTTAAGAGCTTTGTGTGGTCATTTGTGCCGCCTCCGCCGCCCTGATAGACCACCTTCGCCGGGGCGATCTTCATCTTGATCTCCGGCTGGGAAAGCGTCATTTTAATCATATCCCGCCTCCTTGAGTAGGTCCTTGACCGGCGCAGAGACAATATCCGCTGCCTGCGGATTGCCGTCCGCGTCCGTCAGCGCCAGCTGGAGCCGGGCGCTCTTGCCGGGGTCGAGCTGCATCGCGTCGGCAAAGGGGATGATGACAAGCAAATGCGTCTGGTCTACGACCCGCGGCGCGTACTCAAAAAACAGCTCGCCCTGCTTGAGCCAGAACTGGAGCTTCGTTGCCTTTGTCAGATCCGCGCCCGTCACTTCCACTGAAAGCGCATTTTGAATTTTTTCGCGCATGGTATCACCTCACTTTGGATTGCCTACGACGTACTCGACGACGTAGGTGCCGCTGATGCGGCAGATCTTCACGCGGTCGCCCGCCTTGAATGTAACGTTGGTATTGCATTTGTAATGCTTTGCTGTGGCGGCGGTCTGGCCGTCAAAAATCAGGCTCAAGCCGTCCGTGTATTTCGCGCCGACTGTGGCAAGCGCTGCCGCAGCCGGTTCCGTGTTTTGCTGCCAGCTCATGCAATCACCGTCCTTTTTGCTGTGTGCGTCATGAGTTCGCCCGGGCTGAGACGCAGCCGCCAGCCGGTCTCTTCGTAGATGCCGCCGAAGTCCGGCGCGTCGATGCTCAAAACGTCGCCCACGCCGTGTCCGCCCTCCGGCAGACCGTAAAACGTGATCGTCCGCGTGCCGAGCTGGGACTGGAAGCACAGATCGTCCACGTAGGCTTGCAGCGCCTCCTGTGAGGCGATGTTGTCGACTTTCACGACCTGCGTGATGCGCTGCCCGCGTTTGAAAATGGAGATAGAGCTGGACGGGCTGTTATTCTCTGCACGTGCCACAAGCGGCGTTGCCAAATCCGGATTGCTGCAAATCGCGACAAAGACGTTCGGTGCGTCAAAAATGTCCTGCTCCTGCGACATATCGCGCGAGACGGGCGCCAGCAGCCGGATATCCGTGCTCGAGTAGCGCCAGCGGATGTTTGCAGCAACCGGCGTCGCTTTTGGCTCCAGATGCCCGATGCCGCTGCCGTCAAACCATACGGGCTTGTAGTTGATTTCCCCGAGCAGCTGATTGCAGATTGTGAGATAGTCGGTTCCTTCCTGCCAGTCCTCGCGGTCGGTTTGCAGCGTCTCATTGGTTGGTGTTGCAATCACAAGCCCGATGCCGGCCTGCGTCATGAGCTGCTGCACCGCCGTCAGATAGTTCGTGCCGGCGGCAAGATGCAGGATACCTTCCGTCTTGATCGTCTGCATCATCCAGCTGCGGTCATAGGCGTCCAGTCTGATGAAATGCCCCTGCGCGCTGACGGTGTCCGAGTACGTCGTGATGCGGTACACGCCCAAGGGGTACTCTTGCCCGTCAAGCTCCAGCACAGGCTGGAGCTCGTCGGAAAGATATTCGATGTCTGGATTGTGGAGAAATGTTCCGCCGAGGCTCCCCATGATGCTACCTGTCGCATCGACGAGGACATCTGGCGCGGAATCTTTGAGCCATCTCAACTCTGAGAACTTCGCGCCGCGCCGCAGCACGTCCACGCGGTAAGATACCTTGTACGTCATAGCCTCACCTCGTCGTCAAAGTCGATCTGTTCGACCGTGAAGTTGAACACGTTCAAAAAGCCGTCGTGCTGTTTCGGCAGGCTCGTGATGTAGCCGATGACCATATCGCCCTGCGGCGTTTTCGCGCAAACGAGCTTGCCGACTAGATTCATCAGCTGCCGCACCTGCGCGTCGTCGATCAGCGCCGCTGTAATGCTGAGCGCGTCCGTTCCGGAGTCGACCTCGACCGCGACGGGGTAATACGCGCCGGAGAGCTGCAAAAGCTCCACTTGCCGCGATACGGTCCGTGTGGTCTGCCGGTGCTGGCTGTCGGAGTAGGGAAGCCGCAGCGTCAGCCCGGTGTCCAAGTCTGACACCTGATGCACCTCGGCGCGAATGTCTACCGTGACCGCCGAAGACAGCCCATAATTGCTGGAACCGTCAAAGCAGCCGCGCACCTGATAGGTGACGTTTCCGGAAGACAGCTCATCGGTGTATTGCGTCTGGGTGAGCTTTGCAATCGGCTTGCCGTTTCGATAAACCAGATAAAAGTCATAGCTGCCGGAGGTCTGCCAACTGAGATCCGCGACGCTGGAAGCCTGTACGCTCAGCGTGATACTCGCGCCCGGCGTGTTCGTCACAGGCAGCGCTGCCGTTCCCCAATTGGACCACATGCCGTACTGGTTCTGCACACGCACACGCACTGTATGGCTTCCGTCCGCAAGATACGCAGGGCTCGTCCATGTTTTCTCCGTTCCGTAGTGAGTGCCGCCCGAGATCTTGCCGTCCAGCTCTACCTGGTACGCCTCCTGCTCGGAGGTCTGCCAGCTGATGGACGGGCGCGGACCCGTGCTCTTGATCTGGATGCTCGGAGCCATCGGCGCGGCAATCACAACAATCTGTGCCGCATCGCTCCATGCGCCCGCAATGCCGTCGGCGTTGTAGGTGCGCACGCGCCAGTATTTGATGCTGGAAGTTAACGTCCCGGCAGGACACGTCCACTGCCGCGCAGCGCCGGTCACGGTTGCAAGCGTCTGCCATGTACTGCCGTCGGTGCTTTGTTGCAGGTCGGTTTTCGACTGCGCCGTACCTGTGGATGATGCGTGACCCCAGATGAAGATCTGATCTTTTGACCCGTCCACAACTACATCCTTCGGGCTGATTGCCCACGCAGTTGGCGGCACGTCTTTCACACTCAGCGTCATCCAGTCGGACGTGAGCGTCTGGTTTGCGTTGGTCTTCGCAATCACGCGCCAGTCGATGCTCTCGCCGCTGATCGTGCCCGCTGGGACTGTGACGTTTGGCGCGTCGCCTGCCCATGTGGTGACGTTGATGCTCGTGATCTCTGTCTGCCCATGCTCACGCAGTTGCAGCGTAAAGGATTTTACCGCAAGAAGTTTGATGGACGGTTCGTCCGCTTTTTGCTCAAAGTCAAATCCAAAGATGTTGTCTTTGCTGAGATCAATGTACCCCGAGGCGGGCGCGAAGTTTTTCAAGCTGCCCGTTGCTATCGCAGTCGATGTCGTTATTTCGATATAAGGCTTGTTTGCGGCACGGCTGCTCTGGAAACTGCACCCTTGCCCCCTCCCAACAGCGGACATCATTACACCGTTGGAAACAATGTATTTCGCTGCGGTTGCGTCTTTCGCTATATCATCGAAGACGAAATATTCGTGAATGCTGGCAGAACCGAGGTTGTAGCCTTTGGTATTGTATACCCCGGGCGCTTTGGCGTACGTTACTGTTTCTTCATCAAACGGGTCACCCAGAGCCGATACTTGGGTATAATTTGGCGCAGAGGATGCGGCTGTAAGATACAACGCCAAGGCAATATTCGTAATGACGTTAAACTCACTTCCAGCTCCGCCTACATTGAAGGAGAGAAGCGGGTTGGCGTTCACGCCAACATTAAACACCTCGGAAGTGTGGTCGTTGTATGAAGAATCAGACGGTCGAATGTTCGCGCTCTGGTTCGCGTAAAACTTTTGCGTAGCCACCTCACGTCACCCCCATTCTGGCCACTCGTCTCTGGTTTTTCATGCGGCGGATGAAATCGTCGATTTCGCGGATTTCGTTCGCCTGCACGATAAAGTTGTAGGTATCGCCTCCGGAGAGGCTGCGCCCTTCCTGGTTCGTGCCGATGCGCGAGCCTTGCGGGAGCCAGACAGGTTCCGGGCCGTTTTCGCCGACCCACGTCACGCCGCCAATGAAGTTGTCCGTGCCGGCTGCGTTCTGATGCCACTTGCCGTCAGCTCCCATGTATCCGCCCGTACCGGTGTAGCCGGTTCCGGATACATAGCTCATGCCGCTGGACAGTGCGCCCTTGTATTGCAGCTGTTGCATGTTGCTGAGCTGCCCGCTGGACATGTTCAGACCAAGCGCCGTCTTGATCTTGTCGCCGTTAAACGTCAGCAAGCCGACAAGCAGGTTCGTCGTGTCCGCGATCAGCGCCATTGTTGTCGCGACCGGCTTCAATGCCGCGTCGAGCGCCGGAAGGACCGCCACGGTCAGATCTCCCAGCGGCTCCAGAATCTGCGTCGCAGACGTGAGGATGCTGCCGAATTTGTCCACAACGCCAGACTCCACGAAAGCCTTGCCGATCTTCTGGATAAAGTCCGCCGTGTCACCCAGCGCCTCGGTCATATACGGCGCGTACTCGGCGGAGATCTGCTTCGTTACGGCTTCCTGCGTCTTGAGAAGCTTCTGCTGCGCGGTGTCGGTCGCTGTAAGGGCGGCGATCGCCTCGTTATCCAGCACGTAGCCCAGCTCGTGCGCTTCGTCGGTGTACTTTTTGAGTCCTTCGCTTCCTACCTCAATCAGAGGGTTCAGCTCCTGCGCCGACTCGGACATCAGGTCCATCGCCAGCGCGTCGCGCTGCGCCTGGTTGTGCATGTTTCCGAGCGAGTCAATGACGTCATAAAAGACAGAATCTGCGCTGCGGAGGCTCCCGTCTGTGTTCTCGATCTCGACGCCCAGTGTCTTAAAGGCTCCTGCCGTGTCCTCCGAGCCGTTCTGTGCCTCCTGCATCTTGTTTGTGATTTCCTTGAGAGAGTCCTTGACCCGGTCATAGGAAACGCCGATCATGTCGGAGGCGTACTGAAATTCCTGAATCTGCTCGGTGCTCTGTCCGGTCACACTGGCAAGTGTCTTGATTTCCTTCGCGTACTCGGCGGACTCCTTGGTGATGGACATCAGCTTCTTCTCGGTCTTGACGACAGCTGCGATCAGAGCGGCAAATCCGCCGACTGCCGCAGCTGTCCCGGCGTTGATGCCGTTGAGGGAGTTCAGCGCCTTGCTGGCGCCCTCGGGAAGCTGAATGCCGAGTTTATCCGCCGCGCCGCCGAGCGCGTCGCCAAGACCGACCGCTTCGCCCTTGCTGCCTGCAAAGGATTCCTTGAGGTTGGCAAAAACGCCCTTCGCGCCTGTTCCTTCCTCCTTCGCCTTTGCAATGGAGTCCTTGATCTTATCCATCGCCTGCTGGAATTTCGAGCCGCTCGCGCCCGCCTTGTCGAGCTCGGCGTTGTTCTCTTCCAGCGCGTCTTTCATCTTATAGAGCTCGGCCTCGGCGTTGTTGAGCTTGGTCTGCCAGACAGCTGTCTGGTCGGCGGCCTTCTGTACCTGCTCAGACATGTCCTTATACTCTTTGCTTCCGGCGTCGAGTGTGCTGGCCGTCTCGTCGAAGGTCTTTTGTGCCTTCTCCTGAATCGACTGCGCCTCTGCGACGGCCTTTTTGAGGGTGTCGACGCGCTTCTGCTGGGTCTCGACTTTCTTGCTCAAAACCTCGCTCTTGGCGCTCAGCGCCTCCATGCTGTCTCCATTCTTGGAGAACTTTGCGGAAAGCAGGTTCATTTCGGACCCGAGTTCTTTGAACGATTTATCAATGCTGCTTAGTGCCGCACGGTATTCTGCCTCGCCGTCGAGCTTGATTTTCAGGTTTGCTACGGGTACAGCCATTTACCCACCTCCCATCAGGTACTGTGCCAGCGACAAGCGCGCAGGCTGCTCCGGCGCATTACGCGCACACCGGCTCGGCGTGGCCATGGAGAAGTACTCTCTGTAGATAGCCATGCACCGCGCCGGTGTCATCCTGCGCCAAAAGACGGTCTCGTCGTTTTTTAGCACATTTACCCAGATATTCAGGTACCAGGCGAAGTTGATACCGCCGCTTCTTCCTGCCTGGTCTCCGCGTTTTTTTCGTCTGCCGAGCTGTTCTCAGCCGCTGCGTCCCGGACAGCGAGGATCGCCATGCGCATCACGTCCGGCGCGAGCCGGTTAACCGTGCCCAGAGACAAGCGTCTTCCGAGCTGTTTTTCCGTGTACCGGATGGCGAAGCCGTCTGCGTCAACGTAACGCATTTCGTCGGCGTAGTCGTTGAGCATCGCGGCCAGCAGCTGCAAGACCGACTTGAGCGTCCGCTTCGTGGACAGGATGGGCGAGAAGTCGCCGCCGTTGATGATCTGCACCTCGGCAAGAACGTTGTTGTTGCAGCGAAGCACCCAATCGCGCCCGTCAAAGCGCCACGCGACCTCGCGCGGCTTGATATCTTCCATGCTTAACCTCCTGCCACGTCTGTGGCTGCCGTCTTGAAGACCTCGTCGCACCACGCCTTGGCGTCGGCTTCGCTGTCAAGCGTTGCGACTTCAAGCAGGTCGCCCAGATCATCGACCAGGAACTCGCCGGTCGTGGTGGGCGTCTGGAACGCGATGCTGTCGCCCATCGTCTGTCCGTTTGTTGCAGGCGGCCCAAAGAGCACTTTCCGGGCGAATACCGCCGTGAATTTCTCCACGCCGTCGATCATGTCCGGCATGTAGAAGCTCCATCCGACATACTTGCCGGTCGACTTCTTGCCGAAGGTCAGGCTCTTGACGGTGGAACTAGCCACGGTGCGCTGTTTTTCGTACGCGCCGTACATAAGCTTCTGCGCTTCAGTCGGGATATACTTGACGCCAGCGGTTGCCGTGCCGCCTGTGGCCTTTTTCATGTACTCCGCCAGAACGGACTCGGCGTAAATCCGGCCTTCGGCAAAGCGCATCTCAAGGCCTACGGTCATCGCGTCGCCCATGGAGACGGGCGCGCCGTACTCCGTGCCTTCGCCGGTTGTTTTTTTCTTATACTCTGCGACTTGCAGGTATCGTAAATCAAATGCAGGCATGGTTGTCTCCTTCCCTATTTGTAGAAAATTTCTTCGATTTTATTGATCATCATTTGGTTCACGCGCGGGCGTGTCGCTTTGACAGCGTTCGAGAGGTAATAGTCTGCCGGTATCTTGCCGCCGGTGCGTCTGCCATAGTTCAGGACGAACGCCTTTGCTCCATAGCGCTGGCCGCGCTTGTCTGTGCCCCGGAGAGAGACAAACATATATGGCGCTTTATTCTTGTCCCTATAGACTTTTTTCGCCCGCATAAACGCGCTGAGCGTCTTTCCCGTCCGGCGCGGCTTCGTGTTGTTGTGGCCGCTCTGAATAAACGCCGACTTTGCGCTGGAAAGCATTTCATCAGCGGCGGGGGACAAAATCGCCTCGGCGTTCTCATCTGTAAAAAGGTTCTTCTCCTTGAGATGGTTGATCGCATCCACAAGCGCGGACTGCGATTCACGAATGTCAAGCTGCGCCATCAGATCACCTCGCAAGGGATGTCGGAATAATACGTCATGGTCTCCTCGTCAAAAGACTGCTCGCTCTGGCCAATGGCGATGTGCGCCGCTGCGAGCGCTTGCAGCACCTCCGCGGTCAGCGTGTCGCCCTCGGTCTGGGTGGCAACGGTCACGACGCACAGGCCGACCGTTGCAAAGGGTATCCCGTCTGCGTTCACGCTGCGCGTGCCGGTCGGCGTCCAGACAAGAAAACGGGTCAGGGGCGAACCGTCCGGCGCGTGCTCCGGAGCCTGCACCTTATACACAGCGCCGGGGAGCACCGTCTCGAGCGCCTGCTCAATCTTGGAGTATTTCATACTTGCCCTCCGGCTCTGCGAGCGAAAGCGTCGTGATCGGCAGGCCGTCGGAGTCATAGCCCCGCTGCGCCTGGTCGATGCGGTAAATGTGATCGTCCTCAAGCACCACGAACTGCTCGGCTTTGATATCCTCGCCGCCGAAGACGCGGGGGATGCTGACCATCCGGGTAAGCTGCACACCGGCTTGCTTCCCGGCATAAAATCGGTCAGCGTAGACCTCCCGCTCGCAGTAATAGTGGCTGGACGCGATGCGCAGGCGGCGCTGGAGAGGGGAGGACGCGGGGAGCAGGTCGCAGACGGTGCATACCTTGTCGTAGATCATCCCGTACCGCCTCCCATCTTCTGCCGCGCAAGCTTGCTGTTGAGCATCCGTCGCAGATACGTCGGCAGCTGCTTTTCTTCCGCGTTTGCCCGGGCCTTGTACATCCAGCCTGCCACCATCGCCGCGAGCATATCGTCGGCGTCACAGTCCGGCTGGAGCACAATGCCGCGTGTCGCGATAAAATCCGCCGCCTGTGTGAGAAGCCCCCGCAGGTAGGTCTCCTGTGCCTCGGGGCAGCGCAGGATTCCGAGGTCAACCGTTAAGTAAGAGAGCTGCGCGTCCAGCGACATACACCGAGCCTCCTTTCTTAGCCAGCCTTCGCGGTCACGCTGCCGGAGCCGACCGCAACCGCGCGGCCGTTGCCGTCGACCTCAACCACGGTAATGGTCTGGCCGGTCGTGCCGTCAATGGTCTTGTTCGCGGGCAGCTCCGTCCAGCCCTTGCCCAGCGTCTCACCGTTGGAAACCGCGATAGCCTGACCGCCGACCTGATACTTGAGCGCACCAGAGCCGTTGCCCGCGACAGTCACAACGCTCTTGCCGTTTGTAGTGCCTGCGGCAGTCGTGACGATCAGGGTGCCGATGGCCGTATTCGCGCGGTCCTTGCCGAAGGTCGTGGCCGTGGTCGGCTGGACATTGCCATAGTTCACGAGGACAAACGCCTCGCCGATGGCGGGCTTGCCGTCGCGGCGCTGCATGCCCTTGAAGCACGTCTGGTTTTCCAGCCAACGGACGTTGGTGTTGGACTCAATCGTCGTACCCTCGCGTTCGACCGAGCGGTACAGGCTCATATAGCCGCCCGCGATCTCGTTATCCGGCATGACCTCCCACTCGACGATCTCGCCGCCGACGATCGGGATGGAGTTGCTGACGCCTGCGACGAGAGCCGCTGCATCGTTAAAGGCCAGCGCGCGGGACTGGATGTCCATGTGCGTCTTGCGGTTCATCACCCAGATTACGGTGCCGTTGGAGTAATCGGGCTTCGCCACGGCGAGCGCCGCAACCAGCGGTCGGAAGAATTCCACGCCGTTCTTTGCGGCCAGATCGAGCTTGAGGATGTTGCTCGTGTGCAGATCGGTAAAATCGCCCTGCTGCGAGCCCCACCACGTGGGTTTGGTCTGCGCGGCCAGACGCGTGATGATGCCGACGGGCATGCTCTCGCCGGTGCCAAACCAGATGGACTTATCGATCGCCTTTGCAAGCGACGAGGCCAGCGCCTGAAGGATGGTCGTCGTGAGCGAGAGGTCGCTGTCGTCCATCAGGACAGAGTTCGGGACGGCCATGTAGCCGCCGACCATAAAGCCGTCCATCGTCAGCTGCCAGAAGTCGATATCGATCTCGTTGAGCCGATCTTTCATTTCCGTCCAGATGGCCTCGGGGGCGACGCCCGCGACATTCTGGCGAGTCGTGCCGCGGAAACTCGTCGTGAAGCAGTAGCGCAGGAATTTCGACTCCTGATACGTGAGGTCGCGCAGGATCGGCAGGAAGCCGTCTGGGATACCCAGCTCGCCGCCGGTGACGCTGCGCTGCTGCGCGCGTGCCTCGCGGATTTGCTTGAGGAAGGTGCGAACCTGTTCGGACTGCATGAGTGCGTCGCGCTCGGCGTAGGTGAGGCCGAACCAGCGGCGCTCGGTGGTGTTGTTCATGGGTACAAAGCTCCTTTCGTGGTGGTCATTGTTTCTGGTGTCAGAGTTGGACACCGCGGGATTGCTTGCCGGGGGCGGGGTCTGCTCGGCTTCCAGCCGGGCAATTTCCGCGCTGCGGGTGTCGATCTCGCCCTGGATGCGGGCAATCTCGGCGGCGTTCGCGCTGCGCTCCTGCTCAAAGGTATCCACAGCCGCGGACACAGTACTGCGCTCTGCGTCGGTGCTCGTCTCGGTGATCTCGCTGAGCGCCTGGCGAAGCTGCTCTTCTCTCGCGGCAAAGCCGTCTCTCGTCTGCTCCAACGGCGTCAGCTGCGCGCGAAGCGCGGTGATCTCGCTGTTCAGGACTAAAACTCTAAGTGCTGCCATTTACGGGTTTCCTCCTAACTTTTTGTTCATTTCTGCGCGCCACGTTTCCAGGCGGCGCTTTTCGATTTCCTCAAAATCCCGCTTTCGGGCGCTGACCGAGGTCTGCTCATATGCCGGGAAGGTGCAGACGCTGACCTCATATAAGGGGTCAATTTCTTCGATTTCCCAGCGGTACTTTCCGTTTCCGAGGTCGCGGAAGGTCTCACTCTTGATGGCAAAGCCAAACGAGCACTGGTCGACGTCTCCGCGCTGGACTCTTGCATACAAGTTCATCGCGTCCACGTCGTCGCGGTTGATTTTAACCGAGCCCCAGAGGCCGCGTTCGTCCTGCTTGAGCGTCAGTGTGCCGGCTTTCGTCCTGCCAAGTACTAAGCTCGTGTCGTGGTTGATGAGGGCTCGAATGTCGCCCGAGATCGAATTTGTGAAAGCGCCGGGCTTGATGATCTCGCTCACATCGTCCCACAGGGGATACTCCGAGTTGAATACTGCGAAGTAGCCTTCGATGTAGAGATCGCTCTCGGCTTCGCGCGTCTGAAACGCCTGCGGGATGCAGCGCACCTGACGCTGCTGTCTATTCGGTTCCACTGTCTCCACCTCCTCCTTGTGTAAGCTTTTTCTGGTCTGCGATCATGTCGCGCGGGATGTAGTTTTCCAAAATGACGAGCTCGTTCAGCCCCTCGCGCGGACTGAGGCCGACCCAGTCGCGCACCTCGTTGCCGGTCATAAGCCCGCGCACGTAGAGGTTGGACGAGACGTCCGCCAGCTCCTTCGTGCTGTAGCTGTAGAGCCTGCGCGTCGACATCGTAAAATAGAGGTCTGTCGCGTAAAGAAGCTTTCGCGTCAGCTCCTGACAGATGATGTTCGCGATCGTCGTGGCGGTCGTTTTAATCATGTGGTTGTGCTCGCTGTCCGAGTATGTGCCCACGCCCAGCATGAAGGGCGTCACGCCGACGAGCGCGGCCACGGCCTTTTTGTCGAGCTCCACACCGTCTTTGATGGCTAAATCGGAAAGGCTCAGCGGCTTGACCTGCTGCACGTCCATGAGGTCAGCCGGGACGATCCACGGCTCTCCGGCGCTAGATCCCGTGATGTAGTCGTCGATCAGACGGCGGCGGCCTGCCGGGCCGGAAAATTCGTCGGCCAGCGCGTCCACCTTCACAATGACGCTCGGCTTCCACTTATCGGACATAAAGCCCTTCTTCGTCGCCTGCTCCTGCCGGAGCGAGTTCACCACGTCAAGAAGGCTCATCCGGAGCCCGAGCCCCTGCCACGGGTGGTCGGGGTCGACCCAGCGCCGGAACTGGAGCACGGTTTCTGGGTCATACTGCTTGCCGCGCCAGCTGATGTAGACCGTCTGACCTTCGTCTGGGCTCATTGCCTGCGCGCCCGGCATGGGGATAAGGTCGCGAAGCAGCCCGTCCCGCGTGACCGGAAGGAAGAAGGCCGTACCGCTGGCGCTTGTGAGCATTGCCCAGACGATGGCAGAAATCAAATCCTTGCGCGTTCCGAAGCTCCATGGCGAAATATCCATAAACCGGGAAAGCGCGTTCCGCACGCGCACATCGCCGTCCGGCGTGTTCTGCATGAGCTGAATGGTCGCGTTCGACACGATATCGGCAAGGCCGCCGATCGCGGCCAGCACGTCCGGACTGTCCGCAAGCCTGCAATAGCCCGGCACGCCCAGCGTGTCCTGATCGACCGCGCCGATCACGAATTTTCGCAGCGCGTCGTCCTGCGTGGATCTGCGCTGCACTTTCACTTTCAAGTGGCATCACCGCCTTTCTCTCTTGCTTCATACCAGCCTGCGCCCTTGGCACTGGCGGTCAGGTCCTCCAGATATGCGCAGGCGGCAAAGACCGAGCAGTCAAAGACGTCAATGCGCAGGTTTGGAGCGATTTTTTCATACATCACCATATCGTCGGCTTTTTCAATACCCGCGACGTTCTGCACACAGTACTCATAGGGCTCGGCGTGCAGGTAATAGAGCGTGCCCTGCTTCGCGCTCTTTTCCAGGTACCGGAAGCCCTCGGACTTGAGCGTGAAGCGCTGAATCTGCGCCTTGATGGGGAAGCGCTCTTTCTGCATCTCCACAAAGTACTCGCGGCAGAACTTCGGGTCGTGCCCGACGCGGCGGATTTTGAAGCCCTCGGCGCGCCGCTTCTTAAACCACCGCACGACGTCCGAGTGGTTCGTTACCTTGTCGTTCGTCATGTCGAGCCAGCCGTCTTCCATCCAGCCAAAGAGCGGTATCTGGTCTTGCGTCGCTTTGACCACGGCGGCCGGCCGCGGGAACCAGCAATGCGGGATGATGATGTCCACGCCCTTGTAGTGCCCGAAGAGGCAGCAGGCCGTCAGGTCGTGCATCTTGGACAGGTCAGCGCCGCCGTACCAGCGGATGGGAAGCTTTGCGAGCTCTTCGATTGTCCAGTTATACTTTTCGTCGGACTTTCTGAACTCCTGAATATCGAACCACGCCTTGACGGCGTTCGTCGTGACGTTGAGCGACTTGTTGAGAAATTCCGGCCGGAGCATCGGGTTTTCGGCGGCGATGGCTGCGTCGTTGATCATGTCCTGCGGCCGGATGGAGTAGCCCCAGCCGGGGCTTGCGGCCTTCAATACAGCCGGGTCGAGAAGGTCGACGTCGCCGTTTTCCATCGTCGGCGCGGAGCACAAAAAGCAGAAGATTGTGTCCGCGTAGTCGCCGGTCACGGTGCCGCGAAGGATCTTCCGGCAGAGCTCCAGATGGCCGAGCAGGAAGCCGCGCGCGTTCGGACCGTTCGACGAGATGATGATTACAAGCTTGTTCGTGTAAGCCTTCGTCGCGTCCTTGAGAATCTGGTACTGCTGCGGGCTTTTGTAGGTGTGCGCCTCGTCGGCAATAACGATGTTGCAGTTGAAGGAGTCCTGCTTGTCGGGGTTGGCTGCCAGGGCGTTGATGGAGATCATACCGTCGCCGACGTCTCCGGAGATCGATCGTTCCATGTTGTTGTCGATGATCCGAAGACCCGTTTCCGGCTCGTCCTTTACGGTCACGCCGAGGCGCGCGCAGTTGTATTTCAGGAAATCGAAGCCTTCGAGCGCCTGCTTGAGCGCGCCGCCGACCTCGTACACCTTTGAGCCGGACGCCCTCTCGTAGAGTGCCAGGGCGAAGGCGAGCGCCGCCGCAAAGGTGGTCTTGACGTTTTTTCGCGGGATGAAGTCCACGGCTTCCTTGAAGCGCCGGATCTTCGTGCCGGGGATATAAAATCCCATGATGTTGTAGACAATGAACTTGTGGTACGGCAGCAGCAGAAACGGCGTGCCGCGCAGGGGCGTCGCGTCTAAAAATTCGCCCTGCTGGTGGCAAATCATCGTCTCGATGATGGCGATAATCTCGTTGGCAGGCTCCGCCCGGAACTCCCACTTGCCGGTGTCCAAGTCTGACACGTATCGTTTGCAGGCAAGCACCGCGTCCTCGCAGAGGCCGTTTTCTCCGGAAAGTGTCGCTTCGACAAAGCTGTCGACCTCGCGGGCATACTGCGCGCCATGTTGTTCGGCGTGGCTTTTCGCCTCGGCCAGCAGCTGCTCGAGCTTGCTCGTGCCGCCCATCGGGACGTTCTTGGCGCGCGCCTTGTTAAGCCCCGTCGGCGTAAGCCCAAGCTGGTTGCGAAGTCCCTGCACTGTCGCGCGCAGGTCCTCGACCGCCGTCCAGTACGGGCTTTTCGCCGTGTACTCCGCGCCGGTCTTGTTGACCATCGTGCAGATCCGCTGTCCGCCTTGCTTCTTCCACTCCTTCTCGGCGCGGGAGAGCTCACGCTCGGTCTTCGCCAGCTGCTTGATCGTCGGCTCAAATATTGCGTTGTACGTGCCGACAAGCTGCATGTCCTGTCGGATCATGTCTTCCCGCGCCATGTGGGTAACTTCCTTTCTCTGAGACTCTGCCAGACGCAGCGCATAAACGCTGCGCCCAGTCAAAAAAGGAGGATGAATGACTCCGGGCACCGGCGGTGGTTCCCAATGCCGCCGAGCTGAACTGCGCCCGGCAGAGCCTCAGATGGTTTACGTCTTTGCGCGCCCGCGTCGTTTGCGCCCGCGCCGCGCGATTCGAGATTTTCGCGCGTGTGCGCGCCTGGCGGTCTCGTCTGAACCCCCTCCCGCGGTTTTCCCGCCGTCGGAAAGAGCGCCCCACTCCGGTGCTTCTCTCAGAACGGCGGCGGGGCAGATCGAGGGGGGGATACTCGCCGCTGCCAGGCGAGACCGCGCTCGGTCAGCTTTCCGGTCGCGCGGTCGTGAAAGCTGTTGTGCGCGTCAGCGCTCACCGCGATGAGATTCCAACGGCAGAAACGCCAGCCCGGGAAATCCTCGACTGGGTAGACGTGGTGGGCAACGGTCGCAGGCTCGCGCCTGCCGTATCGCTGCGCTTCCTGGCACAGCGGCTGCTCGCGAAGGACGCGAGCGCGTAAGTGTTTCCAACGTTTGCTTGTGTAATCCATGGTGAATAAAAAATGCCGAGCCTCCCGGTATGGGAGACTCGGCATCTTGCCGTCCGGCTATCACCTCGGATGTAAAACAAAAACGCCGATCGACTCCCACACTGTGAGATATCAATCGGCGCTGACTCTGGCTCTGGCCTCGCGGCTCTGGCTCTGGTTCTGGCTCATATTCACGATCGTTTCGCGTCTGCAATGTTTGCAGAACAGAGGGAAATCAACAAGCGCGGTCGTAGGTAAGATCTTGACCTGCGTCGCGTGCCCGCATTTCGGACAAACGATCTTGTTTCCCTGTAAATCAAGTTTAGCACAAGGCTGTCCGGTATGCAACTGTTCTTGCAAAAAAAGTTCGCTCCTCTCGTAAGATATAGTAAAGACCCAAGTTATTAAAGGCTTACGCCTTTCGCTTTTCCCTGTTTCGCCAGGGAAGCTTGTAATCCACATAATAATAGCTGCCGAACTTGTTTTCCTTCGCCTCGGGCTCTACGTCAAAGGCCTCTTTCGGTGGCACAGGCCGGTAATTGTCCGGGACTTTTTCGACAGTGATGCGTGGTTTTTCAAGGTTCCGTGATGGCGTCCACAGTCGGTCGCCCACATATTCCCGTCCGTGCTGCATCGGCTCCTTGGTCAGATACTTCGCCAAGCCAACGAAGCCGAGCTTGCCGACGGGTTCCCAGTTGATATCGCCGTCCGGCCAGAGCTTGCGGAGCACTTCCGTCTCGCCGGGGTAGTGGTTGAGTATGATGTGGTGGTGCAGACGCTTGTCCCCGTGCCGGCCTTCGGTAGTGTACAGATATTTGTAAGGTCGGCCGAAGGCTTTGCGGCTCTCGCGCAGCTGGCGGTTAAAAAGCTTCACCCGCTTCTGTGCGGCGAAGGTGTTCGGCGGCTTGTGCGTCTCGTCGTAGGTGAGCGTGAGCAGCCAATCTGAATACGTGAAGTTCGCGGCGATCAGAAACGCAAGCCGCTCGTAGGCGTGCCGGATGTTGAGCTTTTCGCGAATGGTCGTCTGCGGCAGCGACTTTGGTGCCCGGCCTCGTCGCTTGGCCAGCGGCTCTGTGAACACGCATTCGCGGCATAAGACGGATGTTTTCATCGAGACAAGGTAGCTCATGCGTCACCGCCTTCTTGCATATGCTTGAGTTCCAGCTCCATAACAATCCGTTGTCCGTTTTCAGACTCTGCCAGTGCGGCGGACAGAATCTCGGCAACGGTCAAGCGCCCAGTTTGGTTCCGGCCTCGGTCTACCTCCTGAAACACAATGAGATCGCCGTGTCTGATCTGCTCAAGACTTGGCAAAGGCAGGCAAACATACCGCAAATAATTTGCCTTCTGCATTTTACGAAACAGTTCTTCTTTTGCAAATTTCTGATAAACCATATAGCCTCCTTATCATGTTATCGTCGGGGCTCGGAAGCCCGAGCCC